TAGGCAGCCATGGACGGGCTAGGCATCCATGGACGGGCTAGGACGTGCCTAGGACGGGCTAGACGGGCTAGGGTGGGCTAGTTGCTATTATTGTGGGACGTTATCAAAAGCACCACCCCCCCATAGATTGTTAAAAAATGTAAAAGTGGGGTGGGGGGGGGTATGGGGTGGGGTACTAGGTGGTACAAACAATTCATTTTTGAAAAAAAGAAAAAAACGATTTTAAGGCGATTTAAGGGCATCAAAAATTTGGGGTGGTATAGTTTATCGTTTTTGGTATTAGATGCGCTTAGAAAGCACGCTAGACCCCTTAAATCAAGTTTTATGGTTGTTGGTATGGTTGTAGAATTGTTTATTTTATGATTTTGTGTAAATTTCGGCATTAAAATTTGTGTTATTTGTGATATTGTTATTAATTTTGCAAGAAAAAAGTGAAATAGGATGGCTGACATACAGATTTTAGGTTTCATAAGGAACGTGAAGTATTTGCCTGATGGTTGTTTAGTGTTCATTGATGAATACAAGTCGGGGTATAGGCGCAATGATGGCACTGTTGTTGATGAAAAGTTTTTGTCATGGCGGTGTATATTTGCGAATTATTTCAAGAATTTCATCAGCAAGCATTTTGGCAATGGTATGTTGGTGCAGGTGAAGGGTGATGTTTTGCCTTATGCGATTGAGCGTGACAAGGTTATTGATGGTTACAGTGTAATGGGTCAAACAATCAACCGGGCTTCTTATCCCAAGAGTGGTGCTAGGGCGGAGATAAAGGCGGTGAAGGAGGGTGAGGAGTTTCTTTCCCGCAACAATGAGGTTCCTGATGTGGATGGTTACAACGAATCTGATTTTTAGTTTTTTTATTATCAACATAATAGTTTAATTTCAATTGCAATTGATTATGAGTAAGGAAATCGTTAAGGTTGATGGGAAAGATACTGTCGTTCCCAATCAAGCGGAGGAAAAGGTTGTTGTGACCAAGCATGATGAATTATCCAGTCGAAGTGTGTTGGAAAAGATGCGCAAGGCGGAGTTGGTTGATTTGGTCATTAGCACGGAGATGCGGTTAAACGAGCAGGTTGACACGGTTGCTTTGCGTGATGCCAAGATTGCTGGTCTTTTGTTCCGTATTGGCAAGTTGTCAAAGGAACGTGACGGGTTAAGTGAAAAGAACGCAAAGATGGAAAAGGACATTGCGCAGATGCGTGGTGAGGTCAACAAGTCCAAGCAGGCTAGTGCTGCCAACAAGGTATTGGCTGACAATCTACAGGCTGAGATTGAGCGTTTGAAAAGTGTGATTAGTGGCATGGACAAGAATTTGGATGCCATCACTAATGAGCGCAATGATTTGTTTGACAAGTTGCGTGCTATTGAGGAGAGTAAAAAGGCTGGTTTTTGGCACAGGATTTTCGGTTAGTCTTATACCCTTTGTTTTAGTTTTGTTATTATAAATTCAAAGCCGCTTGCCCATCTCGGGTTTGCGGCTTTTTTCTAACTTGATTCAAAACCCCTTAAATCAGATTATAAGAAAGAAAAACATCCAAATTAATTATTATTATGGTAGTAAGAAATTGTTGTTAATTGGGAGGTTGCAGGTTATGCAATCGTATAGTGCCGAGCATATAGTTTGATGTTGGGTTGCGGTGCAACTTTATCGTTGTCGGCTCGTACTTCTCCAAGCAAGCGCATTTCACTTCTTTGTTTGCGTATTGTGATTTCACCCAAAGTATGCCGCTTGTAAGGTAGTTGATGAAAGCATCGTGTTGTGTTGCCACGTCAATTGATGCGGATGAGTTGGCATATTTTTGGTGTACGATGAAAGTGATTGAGATATCCGAGTTTTTGTGTATCACAACTGGTTGTTGTGTTTGTTCGTCAATTGTTGTGACCATCACGTCTTCGACCTCTGAATCAGTCCATTGTGCCGTATATACGTTCACTGGCTCGCCTTTGTCGAAAAACCCAGTTATTGCAAGCACACGGACACCATTGACAAGCGTTGTAACGTCCTGCCAATTTTCTTGTTCGCTTTTTCTTACGAAATAAGTGTTTCTTAGTTCGTTGTTGATTGGGTTGCTCATAATCTAAGTTGTTTTCTGTGTACTTTGATTTTATCCGAAAGGCAATATTGCCCGATTTGCGTGACGCATTGGTCGCTGTATTCATAAACCGTTGCTGAACACGTCTTATCGGCTTCTTCAAACACGATTTCTGACGTGTCAAACAAGTAAATCCGTGCGTTGTTGAAGCCTTGCATGGAAATGTGCAGTGTGGTGTTGCAACCGACATAGAAAGTGACGCATCTTGAGGTTGGCATTTCGACAATCGGGTTGTCACACCACATAAAAGCGTTCACATCTGCTTGTTCGTTGATTGTGTCGTTGAAATCCACATACAATTGGTAGGTATAGCCTCCTTTTACTCCATCGGCATCATAGATAATCTGCTTGCCGTTGATATATTCGTTGAAATTGTCAAGGATATATCGTTTTGACAATCCTTCTCCATTCCAACAATATGTCATTAGGTGAGGGAGTGCTTGCTGACTTAGTGCCAACGTGATAAGTTTGCGCTTATCCGTACCAGCGGCTTGCCAATAGCCTTTGTACTCACCGCAAAGGCCATTGACAAGTGCCGATTTTCGGTATTTTAGAAGTTCATCCATCGTTTTGTTTTTGCAAAGATAGTGATTATTTTTACTAATCGTCTATTTCTACTTGATAATTCATCAAAGCATTGTAAACTTTTTCAGCAATTTTTCCATTATTGAAATATTCGGTAGCAATTTCTTTGATAATTTCTTCTTTCTTTGCCTTGTATGCGTTAAATGCGTCAACAGCGTTGTCAAAACAACCAATATTTACACGTTCACCTTTTTTTGAAGTATAAGCGAAATATTTTTGATTGTCCTTGCGAAAATGCACTCCTATTGGGCAATCACCACGCAACTTTTGTGTTTTTGTCAACAATGAATTGATTTCAATAGGCACAAAGCAGCAAGTTTGTGGTGAATAAAGTTTATTGCCTTTAACCAATATATCCTTGTCTAAGGCATATCCTTCAATGTAGTTCTCATCAAACCACTCTTTGAAATTTGAAAAACTTAGCCATTCTTCACAAACACAACAATCTTTGTATGTTTGATTTTTTTCTTTGAATTTTGTACCATAGCATCGTTTTAGCATTTGTTCCCAAGTGTGGTAAGATTGTATTTTGACTTTGTTGTACTTGATGTTGCCTTCATAATCATTCTTTCCTACACCACAAACTAATTTTGGTCTTTTTCGCACATTGCCAGTATTGCTTATTCTGCGTTTGATGTTTGCGCATATTGGGCAACCTTGACCGATTAAGTGATTCCACACTGATATATGAAACAAGCCATGTTCCTTGCAAATTACAGGGATTTGGGACTTGTTGTTTTTGTAGTTTACATCACTCACTTGACCATAGCAATACCTATCACCATGCACTTCACTAAATTCATGCAATAATTGCACTAAAGATTTTTTCTTTGCCATATTGTCTATACTTTTTGCGTCTATCAATTTGAAAGTGGAAAGGGCGATAGACTTACCCCTTGTCAATCGGTGGCCAAACCGACCTATCCACTTTGCAAATTTACTAAACATTTTTGAATTACACAAATTTTTAGTTTGCTAATTCAACACGCACTGCTAAACCGTTCGCATTCGACCAGCCTTGCAATATAGATTGGATTGACATCTGCACTTGATATGATTGTTGCAACTCGAAAAGAATCTGGGCATTGGTGGCTATGGTGACGTCACCTCCAAAGTTTACAAGTATATCCCTAATCTGAGTTAGTATGTCCGATTGGTAATATACTTGTTGAGATACAGAGTTCATGTACGCTTCAAGTGCTTCAGCTGTTGTTTCGCTAATATTAGTGATGCCTTGTTGTAGGGCGGAAAGTTGCGCTTCTCCTGCATTTTGGCCGAATTGCACACCAAAGGCTGCCATCCAAGCATCAAAACCTTCCTTAATGCTTGCCTTGCCAGCAGCAACTGTTTCTTGCAACTCTGCAATATCTTCAGGTGTGGGTGTGATTGCCATTTTGTATGCGTCTTGCAATCGCTTAACATTTTCTTCCCATTCATTGATTTGTTGTTGCAATGAATCTGTCATGCCAAATTCATTCGCAAAGTCATACAATCCTTGAAGAACGCTTTGTGCATAACTCAAAGAGTCTGCAATACCACTTGCATTTTCTACTTTTCTTGCTTTAATTTGGTCAAAAATACCTTGAATAAAATCACCGATAAGTCGTGATACGATTGTTTTGGCAATCATGTTGTCAATCATATCCTCAAATGAATCTTCAAATACTTTCATGTAATCTTCGCCTGATTTAAATGCTTCAATCATTGACTTTACGACATTTTCTGCTGCATCGCTTACGGATGAAATGCCCAACATATCGGTTACGATGCTATTTATTGCATCGTGGATTTCATTTTTTAAGTCAATAATTTGACCTTCAAGGCTAATAATAGCGTCTTCGTCTTTGTGTTTGCTTTTTCTTGATTTTTCAAGCCTCAATTGATTTTCAAGTTGTTCTAGTTGCAACTTTTTGTTGTAAATCATCGCTTGTTGTGCGCCATACTTTGCATCACCGTATGCTTCCTCCATTGCGTGTTGCAAGTCTTTGTATTGGTTTTCCAATTTTTTGACTTGTCGTTGTGAGTATTCTATTTGGTCATTGATGTCTTCGTTGCCATCAAACCATCTGATAAGCATTTCTGTTATACCAAGAACAGCACCAGCAATAGCACCGTACTTACCACCCAATTCATAACCACTCTTTGCCTTATCAACAACGTCAAGAACATCTTTTAGAGACTCCGCTGCTTGAGATATTTTTTTTGCACCAATGCCATTAGCAATATTGATGATAGAATCAGCAATTTCTTTTATTGCACCAGAATATTTTTGGATAACACTAAGTTTGTCGCCAAGAGTTAACTTGCCAGCTTCATTTTGTTCTTTTCTGAGTCTTTCAAGTTCTTTTACATATTCAGAAAGCCTTTTGTTGTCCTCATCGCTCAACATAAAATGCTGTTCTGCTTGTTTTTTTAACAAGTTTCGTATTTTGCGTGTAAGTTCATCAATATCTGGTTCATATTGTTCCATGCGTTGTTTTGCTTCATCTAACATGATAGACCAAGCTGCAAAGGGATTGTCTTTCTTTTGTTCCTTGCGCAATTTTCGCAATGCATTGTTCAACCTTATGATTTCTTTCGGGTCGAGGTTTTTTGCGGCCTTCTTGTATTCCCAAAGTCTATCAATAAGCATTTGCAACGCTTTGTCTGTAAGGTTGCTGATGTCACCAGTGGCAGTAATCCAAGTTGCTGACTTTTGGAACTCGTCAAAGTTCAATTTTTCAATTTCCCTAAGTTCTTTCAAATCAATCGCATCAAAGATTTCTTGGCTTGCTCCATGCTTTCTTGCCGCTTCACGTTCTTGTTCGGCCTTTTGTTGGATTTTTGCCTTTTTGGTTTCATATTCCGCATACTTTTCAAGCAAATTTTGCCAATCACTGATGATTTTCTTGTTTTCATCAAGCCGAACCTTGTTAACGTATTCTCGAATCTTGTCCAATGCTTGTGCAAAGCCATCTTCTAGCGTGTTTCCTTGTTCAGTTACCCATGCGTCAAAGTTTGATTTATTCAAATTGTCAGTAAGACTAAACTTTCCATCACCTAACGTGGCATCAATGGCTTGTTGCATCCTTTTTAACACACCTTGGAAATCACGGGGTATATCCATGATTTCTTCTTTTGAAATGCCCATCATGTCGGCAAAAATACTACCCAACTCGGGGTTTGCGTCAAGCTCAACACCCAACTCGTATTCTTCCTTGATTTTGTCAAGTTCGTTGTTCAAGCCTTTGGTGATGGCCTCAAGGTCAAATTTATTTGCCTCTACACGCAAATCACGGATTTTCAACTCTAATTCCTTGATTTCTTCGGGTTTTGCCTTTCCGCTTGCCACTAATTTGTCGAGTTGCTTTTGCAACATATCCATCAATTCACGGGGATTGTTCAATCCTGCGAATTTTTTGATGTCAAATTGCTCAAGACCCCATTTTTTGAATATTGCATTGATGGCATTTGCCGATTTTTCAAATCCAGTAGTAGAAATTTCAAGTGCTTCTTGCCTAGATGCACCAGCTTTTGTTAATGACTTGTATGCAGATTGTACTTTGTCAATAAGTTGAAGCTCTTGGCTTAGTGCTTTTTGTAGTTCGCTTTCTGCTTTGGCTTGTGAACGTCTTGCGGCAGCAGCACGTTTGTTTGCGGCAGCAGCAGCACGTTTGTTTGCGGCATTTTCTGACTTTGATTTTCCTCCCTTACTTTCTGCATCAATGTATTCTTTTTCAGCATCTGCACGCTCTTTAATTGCGTTGGTATATTCTTCCTCCTCTTGTTTTGTCCTTCTTAAACCTTTTGCTCTTAGTTGTGCGATTCTTTCATCTAATCGCGCCATCCTATTGTAAGCATCATTCATCGACTTGTCTAGGTCAGTAAGTGTATCATATACACCCTTCCCTTCTCCATTACTAATTGTTAACTTGATGAATATATCCCAAAGGTTTGCTCGTTGAACCCAACGATACAAATTGTTGAATGTGTCATCTTGCGACAACTTGTTTTCCTTTGCAAAGTCATTAGCCATCTTGTAAACCCAATCGCTCCATTCTTTACTTGAGTAGTTAATAGCTTTAGTTCCGTTGTCTGTCATTTTGCTATACATTCTTTGAACTTCATAGCTATGTTCATCATCAAGCCACTTACAAAACTGTTGCCAAAGCACTCTACCACGACCGTTGTTTTGTTTCCAAATGGCAAGTTGAGCCTTGTCTCGTTCGTATTCTGATTTTATGGAGATGCGTGTTTTTTCATCTTCGGCATCCATGTAGGCTTGCCTTTCTTCTTGAATCCTTGTTTCTAATGCTTGTTTTGCCGCTTTTGAGCGATACTCTTCCCATTCAAGTTGGAATCGCATAACATCCTCTGGTTGCCATCCTTGTTCTAGTCCTTGTGTGATGATTTTATTGCCGACTTGTCCGAATAACTCATTGATTGCATCAACATTTGATTGCCAATTCTTTTTATCAATGAATTTTTGCAATGATTCGTATGTATCATCAAGATTCCCTTTCAACACTTCTAGTGCATGGGAGGGCGACTCCATTTGTCGTTCAAACAAATTCATTTCACCACCTGCCCTTCTTAGTGCATCAGAATAGTCTTGCACATTTTCACGCAAAGAGTCAAAGCCGAGGCCGATGTTCCACCAAGCCGAAAAGTCTTGTTGGATAAATATATCCTTATCGCCAGCCTTTTCTATTGCTGATGAAACTGATTTTATTGTTTCAAGGTACTCAAAACTTGCACTTAACCTTTTGTTGATGTCTTCAATGCCCATCAACTTAGAAATAAATACGTCACTTGCACCTGATGCAGTTTCAATTTCACCCTTGATAGCATCCCAAGTTTTTGTGGCTTCATCTTTGCTTACATTACCAGCAATTTGACCACTAAGCCTTCCTCTAATATTGTCGTAACTTTCAAGGATTTTTTCCAAGTTCTCAGCATTTTCTTTTGCATTTTCTTTAAGTGACTTATTGAACTCTTTTATGCCTTCACTTGCATCATAAAATGCCATACCTGCACTTACAACAACAGTAGCAAGCAACATCCACCAAGTCATTGGAGATTTCATTAAATTTACCAAACCATTTCTTATTGCAGATAATGTCTTGGTTACTCTAAGACCAACAACATCAACAGCCGCAAGAGAGATGCTTACTTTTTGCGACCATGAAACGTATGCGATTTGTGCGATTTTCAATAAACCAAAAGCGAGTGCAGTGTTTCTTATTGTTGCAGATATGCTATTCCAAGACTCAAACAATGATTTCAAAATCCTAAGTGGTAAAGACAAAATACTTTGATGTGACTTGCCGATTTGGTTAAGCATGTTGTTTAATGCAAGGTTTAAGTTTGCCAACTGCACTTTCAATGTGCCAGCTTGCTTGGCTTGGAAATCAAAGAACTTACCGCCTTCATCAGTCAACTTGTTAAGTACTGCCATAGTGTCATTGTATGACACCGCTTTCTTTTTCATGCGGTCAAACACATCTGCGGTTGATACAACCTTTCCTTCGAGTTCTGTGTAATATTTAGCAAGTTCAGGGACAATGGCAAGACCAGCATTAGCGAAGTCACGGGCATCACGGGCGGTTAGGACTGTTTGCGCCCTAATCTGACCCAAGTTATACACAAGACGTTCCATCGGCACACCTAGAGCGGCACTTATATCGGCAAGTCGCTTTGTGGTGTTCACAACCTCACCTGCCTCGAAGTTATATGCGGTCAATTGCTTGGCTGCAGTACCCAATTCAATTAGTGTAAATGGCGACTTGATTGCCATAGCGTTCAATTCGGCAAAGATTTGTGAACCCTTTTGGAATGAGTTGACAAGCACACCCAATGACCTTTCAAGCAACTCATATTGACCACGAACCTCATAGAGCTGTCGAACAAAGCTAGTCACCGCACCGATAGACAACGCAAAGGCTAGGCGGTTTTTGATGTAGTTGAAAGCACGACCAAGTGAATTGTTGGATTCTATCAACTTTGCATTTTTGCCCAAAACTTCGCTTTGTAACTTTGATAACCTTGCATATTCAGCATTAAGTTGAGAAAACTCTTGGCTTGATGTAGGTAAATTCGCGCGCATTTGGCTAATTGCCCGCATTTTTGAACTGATTTGATTAAGAGTAATCTCAGGCATACCAAGAATACCAGACATGGTAGTCGGTTTAGATGACTTTTCTCTTAACTTTTCAACCTTTTCAGTAACTTGTTGGATTGCGTTCTTGACTCGATTGATTTGGGACTCATTTAACAAGTTTGTTCCTTGTGTTTGCTGCAAGAGTTGTCGCAACCTGCGCAATTTGCGTTCAGCATCAGCAAGTTCATTCGTTGGCATAGTCATTATACCTTGCATTCGCTTCCTTGCATTTTGTTGGTCAAGTGTTACCTTTGGTGTGGTCTGTTGTTTCAACAATTCTTTTTGTTGAGCAAGCAAGTTGACTTCCCTTTGAAGTTCTTGCGTAAACAACTTTTGTTCGTCAATCTTCTTCTTTTGGAGTTCGATTTGTTCCTTGAGCCACTTAACTGTATCTTGTGCCGCACCAGCACCAGAGCCGCCACCACTACCGCCAGAGCTACCTCCGCTACCAGCACCTGCGGCTGCTGCTGCGCGTGCCGCACGTTCCATAGCGGTTGCGAAGTCTTGGAATGTTGTTCCCATAGCTGTAAATGACTGTTGTATGTCATTGACACGAGTGCGGGCATTCCTAGCAAGTGAATCTAGTGCAATTTGCATCCTGCCTATATTTCTTTCAAATTGGTGCGCAGCATTGTCGAGTTTGTTTTCGACATCATTTACCAATTTGTTTATCGCACGGTCTAATGCAGTGGTGTCTAGACCAGCGGATATGATTACAGCATCAGCCATATCTTATTTTCTTTTTTTAGTTCGTTTCTATATATTGTTGTTGTTATATTCGTTGTCAAAATTACACCACTAAGGTTTCGCCACTACCTAATTTGAATTGCTTGAAGAAATCCTCGTTTTTCTTTTGTGCCTCCAATTCTTCCTTGTACTTACCCCAAGTAACCTTGTCGCTACCCCTCAAGTATTTTGTGTGCGTGTTATCAATTGCCATGAATTGTATTTGTGCGCAACTTAGCTTGAATAAGTAGTCGTTTAAGGTGTATTGCGGGAAAGCCCTTATGAAGTCTGCTGCGTCCGCAATGACAGTGCTTCCATAAACTGTGAGGCTGTCTCCGTTGACTTCTTCTTCCTCATCAGCAGAGAATCCGTAAGCATATTCACCGATTTTCTGAGCAAAAAAAAACCTGACAAGTCGATACTTTTGATTGCGCCAAGAATGATTGCCGCCCATTGGCCAGTGTCGAAAGTACTGTTCATCACTTTCATCTTCATGGTTTCAATCAGCTTGTCATTCCTTGTCTTGGTTTCGTCAACATTGTCGTAGCTTTTCACATCGTCAGGCGTAAACAAGTGGTTGCACAACACGATTGCCATGATTTCACACATGGCATCCAAGTCGGTGCAAAGTGCGGTGACTAGTTTGTTATCATCGTCAAGAGTTTCATCGGCTTGTTTCATGTTTAGAGCCAACTTACAGATGCGGAACACGGAATAGTACCGCATATTCTTGACCATGTATTCCTTTTCCCCTAATTTTACCAATGAGGGGCAGTCGTTGATGATTTCCACTATATTCAACTTTACGTCAATAGGGAAATCTTGCTCGTGTTGTAAATTTGTGTCGTTGTTTTCGTTCATCGTGTAGTTGTTGTTTAGAATACCCCTAAATAGGCTATAAATTCGTTGTGTTGCGTTTTCGTTAAAATGAAAGGGTGCAATCAAGGGTGAACCCCTCAACGCACCCTAACACGTTTTTACGAAAACAGGACTTTGTTGTTTTATGAGCCAAATATGTTAGCGTTGCTATCCATTATGTTGGCAATCTGTTTTTACGAGTTCCCTGTTGATTGGGCGGGGCCGACAATAGCGTAAGTGCGATACTTCTTTACACCTTCAACGGTGTACTCGTGCATCAAAGAGGTGATAGAGCAAGCGTAGTTCAGCGCACCATCCTCATCTTTCTTCAAAGTGCCTACTAACTGACCCTTGTAGATAATCAGTGAATGGAAACCAACACCAAAGTCAAGTTTCCACTCTTTCTCTACTGATGAAATCTGGGTGGGTGCTTGGTAAATGTTGTTTGCTACTGCGCCACCAAACAAATCCTCTAACTCGTCTAACGTGTAGTTAGCTAACTCAAAGTTGATGGTTACGGGATTACCTGTGTACTCAATGTAAAAAGGTGAATCAGAAAACTCAGCATCAATACTAGTGCTTTCGGGTTCATCCTGCGTGATGGTCAAACCTTTCAATACACCAGCAACATCTGTGTAGGAATCGCCAGCGTCTGCTCCAACGTCACGATAGCTGAGCATCTTAGCTTTCAAAGTGGTTGTTGCCATAGTTGTTTAATCTAAATTTAGAAATTATACTTGTTAATTAACCGTTTGTTGTTATATACACTAAAAATGATTTGATAAAAGTAAGGTAGAAATTGTTCGCATTTGTTTGTTCGCTTCCATCCATTGATAACAAGCTGTTTTCCATCACATGATATTTGGCATTGCTTGCGTTTTCTATCACGTTAAGGATGCCGTTTTCAAAGTGGTTGTACTTATCAAAGTCAAGCCGCCCACGATTTCTCGTAGGCACATAAGCGGTCACATAAACCCTTGCCCATCCATAGGCATCAGTGCCGAACTCGCTATCATTGTTCACATCGCCAATGCGAATGACAATAAAACCGTCTTTCTCATCGCTTGGTGTCAACTCTTGCGGTTCTTCTATTTCGTACACATTCGTTGTTACTACATCGTAGAACAAGCTGCGTAAGTATTCATATAACCTTATTCTTGACTTGTCGAACATATTATAATGTTAACTTTAGTATGTTGGTATTTCAATTAGGAACTGCACCCTGCCTTGTGGTTCAAACTCTTGCTTGATGTGGTCGTAGCGTTCAGCCATTGTTGTAAACTGCACCCTTTGCTTTAGGAATACGTTGTAATGACCATATTCCCAATAAGCATAGTATGGTGCTGTTGCTGCCCAAACCACTTCCCAACCTCGCATTTGTTTCGGTTGGTATTGGCTTAGAAATAATTGAGCCAAATACCTGCCGTTAACCGCTTCTTTGGGTGGCATAGGTGAAATGGCATGAAGATATGAATCATAGGTAGCCTCTGGCATTTGGCGGTAATAACCGCTTCTAATCAACCTACCTTTTTGCCATACACCCCAACAAAGGCTATCAAGCAAGTTGCCAGTGTCTTCCATCATCATCTTGTCGCCAATCTTAATGATTTCTTCACGGGCATAGGCAATCAATCTGCGGGTCTGCTCTTTATCCAGTTCCAGCTTTTTTGCCATAAGTTCCTTACGGAACTCGTTTGCGTTGAACTTTAGCCTTGTTGCCATTAATTACCAAGTGTTTCTAGCCGCATAAATGCTTACACCACCAATTTGTGATGGGTCTGCATTATCAACAACTAGGTCAAAAGTCTCACCATAACGTGTCAAAGTAATCTTGTCGCCTTTCAGTGGCACAATCCATTCATCGTTTTCATTTTTAGTTAAAGGGATGCTAATGATGTACGATGCGGTTTGTAGGGTTCTACCCTCCTCGTCAGTTACCATGTGTTCATCCATGACACCTTCGTAGATGATTACCTCGTAATCTGCGGTTTCGCCCTCAATAACACGCTTAATCGTGCCATAGTAAGGATATTCAAGTATTTCGCCACGTTTCATTTTCAAATACGAACAAATCTACAATTACTATAAATGGGTGACATCTTCAATCGGGATGAAATAAATCTTCTTTTTCACGCTTTCAAGGATGTCAGCCTTTTCATCTTCGTATAACTTGTAAATCTTAATTGCGTAAGTGATTTTATCGTCTTGATAGTAATCGGTTTCTGCCCCAATTGTTTTTTGGTATCCGTTGTGTGCTTGTTGCAAAGACGATGTACTTGAAGGACTTAATAGTACGGCAGTGAATATGATGTCAGCAATCATCAATTGACGTTGCCTTTCGGTAACACCGCCACCATAAACATCGTCTTCGGGTTCACAACCCCTATCGTATGCGATTTTGCGGAATGTTTCTTCCTCAAACGTATATCGTGTTGATGCTTTAAGCCATTCAAGTACTGTCATCTATGCGTGGGAATTATGATAAAAACAAAACGAGAAAATCATCATGCAATATAGATTAAGCGTCTGCGGTTGAGATGTCAACGCAAACGTGATACGGAGCCTCGGTCAATACTGTAGCGTAGCGACCAATAACATCGGTGTGGTACGACTTCAACATTCCGTTGGGGACAACCTTGTTGATAACGTAAACCAAGTTGTTCCACTTAGCCATAGACCAATCAATGTTCTTGTTAACCTCACCGCTGCGCATCAACTCAACATCAGCCGTAGATGCATGAACAACAACACCTGCATAGCCAAGGGGACGCAATACAACAGTATTGGGTTTCCAACCCTTGACGGTGCTATAAGTGGTGATGTTCTGAACGGTCTGCTGCTCACGAACGACACGGATAGGAGAAATCTTGGAAATAGTTGAGCGGCTATAAGCTACCAACTGGTCAAGAGTAATAACCGTAGTGTCGAGGTTAGAAGCACCGCTAGTGATAACGACAACCTTATCAGGAGCCTCAAGGCGGATGTAGCGGTTAACCTCTGCAATAAACGCAGAGTTCTTCAACAGGATGGTAGTTACAATGTCGTAGGGGACATCCCACTCAAATGCCATGCTACCATCAAGTTTGTTCTCCTCCCTAAAGTCTTCCTCAATCTTACGCATCTGCTCGGGGATATCTGCACTTGCGTTAGACCAAACATAAGTACCTGCGGTCTTGAAGTTTGCAAGAGGGATATAAGCGGGCTGGTCTGGATGCACACCGCTAAAGCCATTGGTGTACACGGTGTTGCCGTTTCCATCAGTGTACCTATAGCTATAAGCACCACCATAGGAAAGTGTCATAGCAGCCATGTTAGAAAGGCGCAGGTTGTGGGTCTTGATAAGGTCACGGAGGCCACGCTGAAGACCGAGAACAACGTCACGGTCAGCAGGAGCCATTTCGTTCAATCGTGCGATAAGTTCCAACTTAGACATCGAGGTATCGAACAAGCCCTTACCATATTGGTAGATAGAGCCAGTCTTTTCCTCGAAACCTTCGGGCTCAAGCTGCATGGTTTCCGACAGAGGTGCCATAGGGTCAGCCATAGGAACAATGCGACGATTGCGCTGACGAACAGTCCAAGCAGGATTTTTCTTGGTGTCAGCCATATCAATCTTATACTCGTTACCCTCTACATAGAAATGCTCAGTCCAAAAGTTAGAGTTTTCATCCAACTCAATGGTGTCAACGAGGGTTTGGAGCAGACCCGTACTATCGGAATCAAACAATCGGTTATACAGCTTGTCGATTGCCTCTTCGGGTCGCCAAAAATTCTTATAAGCGTTTGCCATATCTTAAAATTGTTCTTTTTTTAAGGTGATTAAATCCAGAAGATGCCTTCGATAAGTGACTTATTCTTAGCAAGGACATACTTGGGCAGCGGTTGAGTGCGCTGAATCCAAATCTGCTTGTCATACACACCCGATGCGGCATACTTGGCATTGTTAAAGCCAAATGAGCCATCGGTAGGAAGCATCTCGCGGTTAGCCTCGTTGAACACGTTGGGGTTCTTAACAAGAACCTTTGCCGTTGCTGACTTAGACTTGCCTTCTGCTTCAACAAGGATGTCGTTTGCAGAAAGAGTAAGTGCTTGGTCAAGAGTTACCACAAACCTGTTGTTTTCTGAATCAAACTGGACATTAGTTACCTTTGCAGATTGACCAGTGTATTCGGCTGTGGTGCTAGTGATTACACCAGTGCTTGTGTTTGCGGTGCTTGTGGTTACATAGATTGCATCGGGTGCTTTCATAAGCACCTGACCAACCTCGGGAACATCGGAATAGCCATCACCATTTACATAAACGGTGGTATCATTCGACACGTTGTTGGTTACAAGGAAAGAGCGGAAGATAAGCATACCGACTCCGGGCTTGTATTCCATCAACTGACCTGCCCAAAGATAACCAAGACCCTTATTGGGGTTAAGGATGTCACCACCGAGCAGTACGTTTCGCCTGTCCTCGCCATTGCTATCCTTCACCCAAATCCAGCGACCGTCACCACGAACTTTCTTGGTGCGTTCAAAGAAATACGCTAAATTTGTTACCATAAAAGTGTTGTTTGTTTAATGTTTTATTAAATTTATATTTTCTTTGTTTTTAAGCCTTTAGCTTAGGCAAGGAGCGCAGTGATTCGATTTCATTTGTAGTTGTCTGTTTCGGTTTCAAAGGCTTTGTATCGCCAATTGCGACCTTAAAGATAGCTTGAAATCGTTGTGTCAATTTCTTTGCTTGCCCCTCACTCGATTCGTTAGTATCAACCGCAAAATCGCTGGCATATTCTTCCAACGAACTATGCAAATCCTCTCTAACGCTTTTTTTTGCCAATGCCAATATCTCGTTGAATTTTTCTTTTCGTTTTGCATCGCTTTCAAATTGTTCAAGACGTGCTAATTTTTCTTTCAACTCTTCGGAAATTTCCATTTGTTGTTTAGTGGCTTCTTCCGATTGCTTGGCTTTGGAAACCTTCTTGTTTAATTTCTCGATTTGGGCTTTCAAATCATCAACCTCTGCTTGGTGCGCCTTTTGCTTGTCGGTCAACCCTCGTGATGTAGCACTGAATGCCGTGTTTAGGTTAAACTTCAAATCATCAAGCACATTTTCGTCGTTGATGTCTGCTTCTTCGCCATGTTTCTTTAAAAAGAAATCGGCAAATTTGTCCTTGAACTCGCCCGTTAATGTTTCCTCACTGTAGCTTTTCTCGTTACAGTATTCATTTGCTTTCTGCAAAATTTCTTCTTTGTTCATAGTTTTCTACTATTAATTAAACAATTAGTGTATGCAAAATTACAAAGCACTAGTTGTAGTTTCAAATGCTTATTTTGTTTTTTACTTAATAATGTGAGAAATCAATGTAAAAAACAATAAAATGGTGACTTAATATATAACAAGTTAGTAATTTTGTGTTGTAATATGGGCAAAAAGAAAAAAGACATAGTGTTATCACCGCTAGAGGATGGCAATCAAAAGTTTGCCATCCGTTCTAATGCCGACATCGTTTGCTTTACTGGCAATACTGGTGGCGGCAAAAGCTATGCCTTATACTATGCACCCATAGAGTACCTTGCCATGAATGACAATGCCAAAATCGTTTGCTTTATGCGTAACGTAAGCGATTTTTGGGGTGCTGGCAAGGTAAATGACACGTTGAAAAAGATGTACCCGTTGATTGACCGAAGTGTCAAGAAACAACCGCATGACCCGATTGGTGAGATTATCCGCAACCAAACCGACATGGGCATGAAATTGTACAATGGCAGTGAAATCAAGTTTCAACAGCTTGACAATGAGAACCCGATTGTGATTGATAAAATCGCAAAGGGTCTGCAAGCGAAAAAGTTGATTTTTGATGAGTGCAACAAGTTTGAATGGCGCACAATCACTGCGTTTTTCCCTCGTCTTCGTTCCGATAGTTCGGGCAAGGCTCAAATTTTCCTTGCCCAAAACCCTGAACGTGAATGTTTCTTGCGCAAGTTGTGCGGCAAGGGCGAACACGGAGGAGGTTGGATTAACGATGATGGAAGCGTTGACAAGTCTATGGATGGTGTTGTAATGTTTTTCCACATGGTTGAGGGTAGCACCGACAAGGCTTATTTTGGCAGGACAAAGCGTGAGGTGTACGAAAAATGCAAGGAACACATTGACGCTTTGATTGCAGTTGACCCCGATATGTCGTATGAGGACTTCATCTTGTCTATGGTATTCTACACGTTTGACGTAAGGGATAACAAGAAGATGCTTTCCAAGAACAAATCCTATCGTGGTCTTGCAGCAAATTCATCTACAGCAAAATCATCGTATGCCGCCAATTGGAACTATTCGTTAACCGATGAACAAACGGATATTGACGAGTTGTCAAACGTACAATTGACAACAACCGACATTGAACGTATGTTCAGACCTATTGATATTCCGCAAACAAGCGAACTAATTAGGCGGTTAATGACTGTTGACATGGCTACTACTGGTTTTGATAACTTGGTGATGAAATATTGGGAATTGTGGTCTGGGTTTGGTTGGATTTGCCGTGACATTGATTTTTGCGAAAAGAACACCCCTCGTGAGGCCGTTATACGCATAAACCAGTTTCGTGACAAGCATGATTTGGTCGAAAAGAACTCAATGATTCTTGATGTTCAAGGTTTCGGCTTTTTGCGTGATTGTTACCCACGACAAATCTACTTTTCGGGTGCTTCCCAACCGTCACAAAGAGGCAAGACGTTATACACGGCTTTCAAAGACGAATCATCTCACTTGGCAATGGAAATGATTACTGCTGGGCTGATACATTACGAACCTCGTCTTGCCAATATGCGCTACACGCACCAAAACATGAAACGGATTGGTGCGACTACTATATTGCGGCATTTGAAATTTGAGAGCGTTATTTTCCAATTCCACCGCACACCTAATGGCCGTTTGGTTGTGTTGGAGAAAGAAAAGCAAAAGACGTTCTTGAAGGGAATGTCGCCCGACCTTACCGATAACATCATCATGCTATGCGGAGGCACTTGTTATGATTGCTACCGCATATTGCGTGATGATGCAGGTATGGCGAAAAAACGCATGGAGGATAACGATATGTTGTCTTTTCTTGGTGCAGATATGCCCAATCAAATTGGCGATGGGATAAGGACAAGAAAGCGGATTAGGAACGCTGATGAAATTTTGGAAGTATTAAGCATGATTTAGTAAAATGATAGAGCAGCACAACATAAAGTGGTATCTTGAAGACCCTACTAGGTTTATCCTTATGAAACCTTTCACCCGAGGTGGCAAGTTAGGTGGTCATGGGTATGAAAAAACCGAGATATTGAACAACACGATGATGGAAACGGGTTTTGCGAACTTGAAGTTAAATCCCATTTCGCAAGACTTGTACTTGACCGAGTACAATCCCGATTTGCACCACATTATCTTGAATCAAGCTATTCCTCACATCAAAATCGTCATTGATGGTATGGCATTACCATCAAACATGATGGAACTCACCCAAACCGCCTCTTTCCAAAAGCTGATTCATGCCGCCCATGTCCGCAACCTTACTGCCAACCAATTGGACTTTTCCTTGTGCAATGAAACTCCCGATAAGGGCGAGTTGGACTTGTTTAGCAAGGCAAAGCAAGAATGGGCATGGAGGGATAGAGAATGGGATAAGTACGAAGCTATCAGTACTTGTAAGAAAGTTGGCAACTGTGGTGTCTTGTTTTCCTTTGATGGCAATGAATACCAAGTTACCAACTATTCCTACGAGGATGGCTACCAAATCGTTCCCAATTACAACGAGTATGGGATTGAAATTGCTAGGTCTTTGGTGTACCAAATTGACAATGAGATAATTGTTGATGCCTATGATGCCAAAAAGCATTATAGGTGCGTACACACCGAAAATGGTTGGAACATTAGCGAAGAAGTGCATGGTTATCCTATCTGCCCATTGCTGCACAAGCGTGGTAAACCTGCATGGGAATATGCCGAAAGTAGCATTGAAATGTGGGAGTTGATGGCGAACATTCAAGCAATTGCTTTGAAGCGTTTTGGTACTTTCGCATTGGTGTTTATCGGTGAAATGGATAGGGATAGCTTTAAGCGTGACAGTTCCACCTTGATTGTCAACCTTTCAAGTGATTCGACTGGCGGCAAGCAAGATGCAAAGGTGTTGGAGTTCCCTGAGCCTCAAACTATGGATGGGTACTTAAAAACGCTAGAGGAAAAGATTTCCTTGTTCAGTTCAACATCTTTCATTACACCAAAAGATATCACAACAAGCAATAGTGGTGGTAATGGTATCGCTTTGGCTATGTCAAATGACTACTCATTAGCCACCCAATCCGCTCTCGATTGGCAACCTTTTGCTAGTCAAATGTTTAGGTTACACCTTGCTGGTCTTGACCTAGAGGGCAACAACACGCAAAAGTATTCGAGTTTGCGAGTTAAGGCTAGGATTATACCTTGGTCTTTGGAAACGAACAATACTAAGATTACCAACTTAGCAATGGAAGCACCTTACTTGTCAACACAAACAGTTGTCGAAAGGTGTCCCGATGCCGCACCCGATGAGGTTCAAAGGATTTTGGCTGAAAGGGGCTCGTTGGTTGAACGTGGTTCACAACTTATCCAAGACACGGCAGACAAGGCGCATAACATTGCAACCAACCGAAGCAATGAAATTGTTGACAACATGACTAAGGTTGTTGACGTTGAACCAGTAAAAGTAAATTCATAAGCGTATGATGAATGGGTTAAACATAGACTTCCCAATTTACTACGATGATGGGAATGGTATAAGGACATCATTTCACGGCATGGTGTTAAAGAAAGCCGTTGTTGATGGTGTTGTTATGTCATTGTCAGACAAGATTACTGGTGATGTCGTGTATAATGGCAGTGATTTGCAATTTACAATGCAAGAGTATGTGTTGTACAATGATGTCAAGTATTCTTTGGTTAACCCGCCTACTGTAGTAAGGGAAGGTCTTGTTGCCGACAATAGCGACTTAAAGGGTGCTACAAGATACTCGTTTGAGTTTTATCACCCTATGTATATGTTGTCGAATTTTCCGTTTACTGATGTTGCGGTTAGTTTTGATGAAATACGCTACAAGTCACATGACAAGTCTTTCAGTTGGATTGGCAAGCCATTGGACTATGTAAACAAGTTAAACAAGAACTTAGAGGGTACTGAATTTGTTGTTGTGCTTAGTTCAAGTGTAGCACAAAGCACAATGGATATATTGAGCGATGTGTTGACATTTGATAACTCAACTATTGCTGATGCCTTAAAGACTGGATATGATACTTGGGGTTTGCCTTATGTGGTTGACAAGTTGGAAGAAAGTCAATACTTCTTTACTGATGCAAACAACAACAATGTTGACTATTATTCAATCGAAGGTGGTAAAAAGAGATTTGTGATTATATTTGGCTTACCTGCCAATGAGATATATGAAAATGAAACTCAAAAGTTGCTTGGTAATCCGTTTGTGTTCCAATTCGGTCAAGGTGTAGGCTTAAAGAACAACTCACGAACACCTAGAAACAACAAGATTGTGACTAGGATTGCTGGCTATGGTAGTGAAACGAACATACCTTATGGCTATCCTCAAATACGTTGGTATGGAGACCCTGATGCTACTTGCACAATCGGAGATAGCGTTGGAATACAAGAAAACGTCACAATAAATGGTGTGTTCTATGAGAGGATAATGTCTTATCCAATATACATGGGTATTGTTGGTGGTGAGTACGTTAAACTGATTAAGCATCCTTTCACTAGGTCACACCTAATGCCATCTGTATATGCCAATTCTATTTTCAACAAGGTTAGTCAATACAAGGTTGATGAAAACGAAAATGTTATATTCAATCCAGACTTTATGCCAGATGTTGAGATAGTTGACTACTATGATGCAGTTGGTAGTGATTACCCAAATAAAATCAACTTGTCAGCACCATCGTATGAAATCCATGAGTTTGAGGACATTAAACCCGAATTGGGTGAGGCAAATATTCTTGGTGCAAACCCAATCAATGCCGATTTGACTGATGCTGATGGATGGGATGATACGATGGATGATGATGGCAACTACTTGCAAAGCTATTTCAAGATAACTTTGCCCGAATTGTCGTTTGACATCTATGCTTGTGCCGCTATCACGGAGGAAATGCAAATCAATATGCGCAGTGGTGCTTGTATTGGTTGCACTTTCACAGTTCAAGTTGATTGGGAAGACTATAAGCGCAATTTCTATGATAGTGACATGAACTTTGCGCCTAATGGTAGCCAGCGTGACTTGACACGCTATCCTAATAGCAAAGATGGCAGTATTTCGGTAATCGTTCAAAAGGACATCAATACGTTTGGAACATTGATGCCTAATATTTACCAAAATCCTGCCGCTGGTGATGCTTTCGTGGTGTTGGGTATATCATTACCCCTTGAATACATTACGGATGCGCAGGAACGCTTAGATGCGGCTATGAAATCGTATATGTTGGAGAACAACGTGTACTATTTCGATTATCCTTTGAAGTTTGACGAACATTTCCTTGCCAATAGGACTTACATACTCAACCAAATACGGCCTAACTCAATCATTAGGTTTAGGTACAATAACGAAATATTGGAGTTGTTCGTTAAGCAATTGACCATAAAGTACAACGAAAGCGTATTACCTCAATACGACATCACGTTGACTGATAATGTTGAGATTGTGCTTAATCAAATTGGTCAAGTTGCTGACGATGTTGAAAAGCTAGGCACATTGATTGCTATGTTGCGCCAAAACTTTGGCAACAATGTAATCTATGAATTAGCCAAGAAATTATCAAAGGTTTCTGACGATGCCGCTGCTGGCCACATCACTTTCACGCAAGGCACAACAATTAGTGATGATGGTTTCACTAGCGGTTGGTTGGTTGGTAATGGCGCAAGAATTGACAAGGATGGCAATGCAGAGTTTGAGAACGTGCGTGTGCGTGGTTCTATGACCGCAAGCGAAATCGTGTTCAACTTGATTGATGCCGAAGAGGGTGAATCTATACGCTCTATAGGTCATGGCATTATTGACACTGTTGAAATGATTGATGCAACACATGGAACGGCTACATTGCGCATGGATGAGGACGAAT